AATCCTACATAAACCGTAGAAGGTGATGTGTAGCTTGTATTACGCAGAGTTGCGTTGATTAGAGCGTTTTCTAAATAGTTTGACATTGCAGCCATGATTAGTCCTTATCGTGAAGTTACTTTCATTTGTAGAGGAACTCCAGAATACTCTGAGGTCTCATCTGTATTGTTAATGTTGATTACTGCCCTATCGTATAAACCTGCCCAAGTTTGAATACGAGCATCATTCATAAGATAAGGTTCTGCCTCTGCTAACGATGCGTACAAAAGTGCATCTGGATAATTAGCCAAAAATACATTCGATTGATTGCCTGTTGCCAATACAGTTGGCTTGTAGAAGTAAAGCATCTCTAACACATATGTTGTGTCAGGGATTGGTGCAAACTGTAGTTCTTGACCAATAACGGTGTAATAAACTGGTTTGCCTGATTCTTGCGCTCTAGCATCTCGGCTAAATGCGCTAGGGGTAAGGTAGCTAACTGTTACTCGTGGACTGCCTTGAATGAACATATTACGCATTTCTAGGAAGTCGGTTGGCAATCCTACCGTACTGTCTGATGCTGTCATCGTAGCGGTAGCGGATTTTAACATGAGCCGAGTACGCAAATCTCGCTGTAATCTAGTCTCTGCAAGTGTTATAAAATCAGGGATTACCGATGTTAAATCTGACCGACCAAGGTAGTTAGCAATGGTCGTCTTTAGATCGTTGTAGGTTGCAATTGCCATGTTATGTCATCTCTATGTTTTGCCAGCCATAAATGTAAGAACCAACATGACCGATCTCCATAGATAAGTCGTGGTCTACCCAAGTGTCAAAGCCTGCATCTTTAGCCTTAATGCAGAAGTAAATATCCTCGCCCAATACTGCTTTCTTTTGTAGAGTTTCAAAGAAAAAGTATGGCATCTCCATCTTTTTGAATACATCTATTTTAATCAGAATTACACCACATCCAATGCCATCTGCCTTTTCTATTCCTTTTCTGCCTTTGGAATAGATTGGAAACCAACTAACCTTGCCATCCTCTCCAATCTGGAAGTTCTTGGCTGTCGGTTTTACTGGCTCAGACCTAGTTGTTGCATTAACTCCAACAATGTCCTTGTTGTGTTTTAACAGACGAACAATGGTGTCTTTAGGGAAACGCATATCGCCATCTATAAACAGCACATAGTCGCATCTATCCTTGATAGCGGTCTCTACAATGCTGTTGCGTTGGTCGAATATCAGCGTTCCCATCGCTGTGTAGAAGTTAAGCTCGTGTTTTGTGTTTTTTAGCGTATAGCCTGTCATTGCACAAATGTCGAACCCTGTGGCAACTTCCATTTGACCGCCACGAGACGGCACACAGATAGCGATTCTGCTCATACCACACCACCTCTAGTGCGGAAAACACGATTATCTGGGTCATTTAGCCACTTTTTCATGGCTTTTTGATCCAAAATCGTATAACCACGCATAATACCCACTTGGTTTAGGTGGTTAATAATCTCAGTTGGCAGAGTAGCTATGTGGTTTCTGCGGTCGATGGGGTTATCTCCCCATCCTTTGCCTGTCGGATTGTTGTTGTAAGCCTCTTTTGTGTATTCTGCGAACTCGGTTAAGTCTTGCTCTGAGTGGATAATTAGGCCACCTTCGCCATCGTCATACGCAGTCTTTACTACACCATCTCTTACATCTAGTATTTTCTTCACAGTTTGATCCACCTATCAGGAATAATGTCCGAATCATCTAGCCCATTGGTAAACCAGCGTTTAGGTGCTACCACCTTGTTTCCGTTGGCTAACCAAGCTCCCCACCAACCAAATGAACTATTGGCTATGATATGGTTTTTGAAGCTAGAAAGCAATGCTAGGTCTTGTCCTGGTGCGTTGCATGGCATCACATAATTAGCCCATGCTAGGTTTTCTTCGCACCATTGTGGATCGTCTGAAAATACTACAAATTCGTGGTCAGGAAAGGCCTTTATAGCCTCGCTATAATATTCGTCTCCAAGTTGGGCAAATACATCAGGCAAGGCTAAATAATCGCCTCTACGGACTGTTACAGCAACCAAATCGCTAGGGATGTCGGCTTTCGGCAGTTTGAACTCTTGCCGAATCTCATCCTTCACAAAGTCAAAGTATTTCTCACTTTGCCAGTAGCCCACCATCATTCCTGATTTGGTGATCTCTTGGTAACTATGCTGTTTTTCCTGTATCGGCTCGGCAGTATTGTTGGTTACTGGAAACGATATAGGGAAAACCCTTAGTTCATATTGTCTGCTTTTGTTTGTGTCGTAAAACTGAGTGTTTAGCTCTAGGGTTTCGCCTAGTGCTTTTGCTGTTGCGTATCCTGCTGCATATTGGAACATCTGGTTGCCCAGACCGCCCATAATGTAAACGATCATAGAAAAGAGGGTAGATTTTGCCTACCCTCTATTCTACTTATTATCTACTTAATATCAAGCAGATAAGTCGAAAGCACCGCCATGAGCTGCCTCATTGCGAACTTCGAGTGTCAATTCAGCCAAGATTTGTGTCTTGTCTGCATCGCCAACTTTCGCCAATTCGTTTGTTTGGAATGGGCGCAAGTATGCCAAAGCTGCATACTCAGGATCGAGTACGAGGGCATCACGAGTACGCATAAAGCGGTTAGGTACGATCTGCAATACACCAAAGTCGGACTGATAAAGATCAGCACCAGCTAGGATTGTTGCTTGACCGTTGGTAGGTACTTGATAACGCTGTGCAGCCAAGCCTGTGAAAGCTGAAACTGTCTGCTTGAGAGCAGGAGAAACAACTAACAAGGAAGGTGTGCCACCTGCTGTAAATACCTTCTGAATAACATTCTTGAGAATGGTCTCAGTAAAGGTGCGAGTTGTACCGTCTGTACGAACTGAAACACCGATGGTTGTAGGATCTACACCAGCAGTTGTACCAGCCGACTTGTCGGTATTGGTCTTGATGTAAGACAACAACGAACCCATAACACGAGCGGTTGTGTTGCTTGAACCAGCCGATTGGCCTTGGTTAGCGGTAATGATTGCCTCAATATCACGCTTGATTTCGGCAGATGCTTTAGCCAATTGATAAGCCTTCTCAGACTTACGACCAGCTTTGTCTACTGCCTCTAGCGTACCAGAGATCATGATTGTCTTACCAACGATCTGTGTGTAGTTACCGAGACGGGTTGTTGGGCTGAGAGTAGCCTCAGAAGCTGTTGCACCTTCAACGAGAGCGTTGGTGGTGGTAGCTGCTGCGAGGCTGTCTGTTTGCCACTCATGGTAAACAGCCGTAGCTTTGGTCTTACCAATAGACGACATGATTGGTGTGTCTGTTGGGGAGATGTTATAGATCACATCGCTGAGATCCTCACGAGCGCCTACGGCATCGTAACGATTATATGCTGCCATTTTTTATGTCCTTTATTAAATGAATTTTTCAAAGAGTTTTGCTGCGTCAGCTTTTTTCCCAGTTTTCCTGAGTTGCTGAAACTGCTTCTTAATTGCTTCTTGCTCAGAGTCTCGTGGTGTAGAAGTGCCAGCTTTAATGACCTTAGGTGCGTTCTGCACTTTCTTAGTCGCTGCGCCTTTGTTAGCCACTAACTTCTGATACATCATGCCGTCATACAAAGACTTAACGGCTCGTGGGTCGATGATTTGAGCAATGTCGTCATCAGTCCAACCTACGGATTTGGCATAGGCACGAATGTCCTTTTTCAAAACCTCGGCTTTAACTTCATCGGCAAAGTCTGGAATCATCTGCTTGAGCTGTGTCTGTGCTTGGGCTAGATGGGCTTGAATAGCCTGTTGCTGTTCAGCTTGCTGTTGCATTGCAATGCGTTGCTGTTCAGCTTTAATAGCCATCAGTTGTTTCTCTTTTTCAGTACGCTCTGCGACCTTGATGGCATAGCCAATAGGATCGCTTTCTTTCAGTTCATCTAGATTCTCTTGGGCTACTTCTTTGCCTAGAATCTGCTCGATGGCCTGTAAGCGTTCTGCATAAGTTTGACGCAACTGCTTGGCTTCCTCGATGGCTGCCTTTTCAGCCTCTACGGCCTTACGGGTTTCAGCGAGGGCTTGAGTTTTCTTCGTGTAATCTGCTGTGCGACTATAGCCACTCAGGAGTTCTTCCTCAGTTACCTCAACTTCTTCATTGCCAACTTTGACTCTGAATGTTTTGGTAGGCTGAGTATCTACTTCTTGTTCTACAGTTTCTTCCGCACTTTCATCTTGGTAGTCCTCATCCGAGGCTTCGTACTCTACTTCTTCTGAAGTCTCAGGTTCAACAGATTCCGATTGGGCTTGTGAAGCCTTCTCCTCTGCCGAGTCCATCAAAGACAAAAATGCGTTAGCTGCATCAGATACAGTCTGAACACTTCCCTGGGGATTGGTGTTTTCACTCATGTTGTTTACCTTTTAGGTAGTTAAAAAATCTTCCACTTCTTGTCCTCTATTTGCTTGTCGTCTGCAACCGCTTGAATAGTGGCAATTAGCTCGTCTAGCACTTTGAGTTTGATAAAGTTTCGTTCCCGAATCTCTACATCCTCGTCTGCGCTATTAAAAATATTACTCTTGTAGAGATTGCGTTGGCTCTCTACTAGTTCTAAAAAGAACTCATCATGCAAATAAGCTGATGCTCTTGAACTATCTCTCATTAAATAACATTAGGTATGTTTGGTGTAGGAGATAATTTAGCACCAACTTGCAATGCTTTCAATTGGGCTTCGTACTCAAACTCTTGTTGCTTCATCGCCATTTCCATTTCGAACTTCTGGCGATCCAACATAATCTGAGCTTCTGCCTTGGCTCTTGCTACCTCAATATCGTTCATTGCCTTGGCTCGGTCTGCCTCGATCTTGGCCTCTTGTTGCTTGATAAAGGCTTCGATTGCAGGGTCAGGCTGCTGTGACTGTTGAGCGTTTTGCTGAATCATTTGCTCGACCTCTGGGGTAATCTCGGCAAAGAACTCTGTAGAATCCTTAAATCCTGCTGCCTCGATAAACCGACCTAAAGTCTGGCGATAGTTTCCAAGAGTTACTAGCGGATTGGCTAGGCCAACTTCACGCAAAATAGCCTCTTGCTTGTCTAAGACCATAGCGATCATCGCCATCTGCTCTTGCTTGTTGCCTGTTCCAAGACCGACATTGATTGAGATGTCAAAGCCATTAGCCCATTCTCTTGGGTCAATGGATACATATTTACCTCTTAAACGCACTACACGCGCTTTATCTTGGTATTTGCATAAGAGATGTAGGACTTTTTGGAAAAGGTCTTTAACACCTGTTTCTGCAAAAATACGAGCGATCAACTCCATCTTGCCTGCTGCTGCGCTTGTTACTGCTGCAACGGCTGTAGCTGTGGTGTTTTGTAGAACATTAGGGTCTAAACCTTGGCTTACTTCCGACACGCCAGAACGCTTGGCCTGAACACCATCTAGGTACTCTAAGAGCGGGAAAGACTGAGCTGCGGTTGGGGGAACGGTAAGTGGGGTTACTGCGTTGATGTTCTTAGTGCGAACAATACCATTAGCTGTAACGGTTAAGAGGTCATCTAGGTTTACTTGTCCTTCAACAATCTGCATACGAGGACTGTTCGTCATATACATATTGTCAAGAATCTGACGAGTAACTGTAGATTTAATCAGTTGTAGATCCATTGCCCGATCTGCGAAACTCTGACCAAAGAACTTGTGTGGCATTGGGATTGGGCAGATGCTTGCAAACGGTACAAAGTCTGCTTCTTCGTTGTCTAGGATTTCCTTGCCTGAGTAGGTTACTTTGCGTAACTCGGCAATTCCATCGCCATCCATGTCGCATTTGATATAGCACTCAAATACTTCTACTTCTTGCATGGACTCATCGACCATGTTCTGATCGTCTGGCTGCTCACCTTGGGTAAAACGAGCGACTCGCTCTTGGTTGTAGGTGATGTCTCCGAATGTAGGCAGAGTCTCAATGATCTTCTTATCGAAACCCATTGCTACTAGGTCAGAACGAGTAATTAAGCGTCTGTGGGCTACAAATGGGCTATCGCCAATGGTTCTAGCCTTCTTAGAGATTAAGAACTCCTCAGGTGGCACATTCTCGATAACTACTCTGCCATCCTTCTCGGTCTTTTTAATCTTTACATCGTAGGCAAAAATAGGCATTACCATGCCAGTCATCGGATCTGCAGATTCAGATACTTGTCGGCTATCTTGGCTTACTACTTCTACACCAGGATCGGTAACCAACATGGTTAATTCTTCTTCTGTCAGGTCTTTGTAAGTTTCCTTAGTTACATCAACCTTTTCATCCCAATAGACCTTGACAATACCGTTCTTCTGCAACAGGGCATCTTTGAACCAGTTATGGAATATTAGGACTCCATCGTTGTCCTTGTTCATTACCCAATTAACATACTCGGTAGCCTGTTTAGCCTTTTCCTCATCGCCTGGGAACTTAGGCTCGAACCGAACCATCTCGTCTGACTGTGTAAATACACGCAGTAATTGTGGCAATGCACCATCGACTACTTCTGCCACTTCGCCTGTAACAATCTGGCTACGGCCTTCTACCTCGTTACCATAAGGATAACGATTGTAGTATTCAATCGCCTTGCGCCTATCGTCTGTGGTTTCTGTTTCAATGAAACCAATGGCATTGTCGATCTCGGCATCTAGTATGCCTTTTAATTTGCCTTCATCCATTTATACGATCCATTTGGTGTTAATCTTAATTGGCTCACTCCAAGAAGTCTCTTGTTCCATTCCTAATGCTAGGTAGCGGAAAGCGTCTGATCCATGACTTGCCCAATCGTGCATAGGCTTATCGTAGAACACATTACGCTTTTCGTCATACTCTCGCCTATAGTTTCTTAGGCAATCGAGTCCTTGTTTTACTTGTGGCATATTAAACCAACACTTCGGCAACATTCTGCGAACTGCCTGTATGCCATCCTCTACAGAAAGTCTTGGCAGAACCCGAACATCTAATCCTGATTCTCTCAACACTTCCAATCTGCTTTTACCTGTGCCTAGCTCTCTTACTTCCACATCATGCGGTAAAAGTTGCTCTGCTTGATGCCAATGGTTGTCTTTTAGCCAATTGACATACCAATCTAATCCTTGACCATGATTCTCTACATAGTCTAGCAGTCTTACTTCTTGTCCTGCGGTTTGTGCCACCCATAAAGCTGTAGAATCGCCCATGCCCAAATCCCAAGCCACATAAGTTCGACAGAGATCATCTCTTGTAATCTCGCATAGTCGGCCTTTGGATTCCAGATCATTGATTAGCTTTCCGTAGTAACTGCCTTCGACTGCTGCGTTAAAACTACACTCGAACTCTTGGTTGTATTTGTCATCGCCCATTTCTTTTCGGGCTGCCAAGAGTTCATCCTCATCTATTAGCTTAGTCTCACTAGCCTTAAACTGCAATGCTGCCCAACCAGGCTCTTGGCTTGCTCTATCG